CCGTCTCAAACTAATAACAAACTTCAGAATAACGCCACTGGATATTACGACATCTTCAACTATCAATACTGGATACTCCTTGTCAATCAAACTCTTCAGCAGTGTTATAACGATTTAGACACTCAAGTTACAACTGCTGGTTTAGCATTACCATCTCCCTACGCACCTATAATGAACTGGGATACTCAAGCAAATGTCGCTATTTTAAACGCTGATAATGCTGGATACAATGATACAACAGCAAACTATATTAAGATATATTTCAACCCTTCAATGTTTAATTTATTTAGCAGTTTCCCTTTCATTATTGAAAGTGCTGATGTTATTCCTAACGGTAAGAACGTCCGTGTTATAATGAGTGGGTTTGGTGGTGCGAATATAGTTCCTTATCCACCTTCCACCCCTTTATACAACGCTTTACAGATAGTTCAGGAGTATTCTACTTTAGCACTTTGGACGCCTATCACTTCTATTGTCTTTACCTCCAACACTTTACCAATTGTAGCAAACCAAGTGTCAGCCCCTCTTATCTTTAACAACGGCAAACGCTTTCAATCGGGAGGTAATAATGCTAATATCGCCCAAGTCATTACCGACTTTGTTGTTGATGACGGCGTGTATAAGCCATCAATTACCTACATTCCTTCCGCTCAATATCGTTTAGTAAATTTAGTGGGTAATACCCCTCTATATAATATTGATGTTGAAGTATTTTACAGAGACAGAGTTGGCGAACTTATACCATTTAGGTTAGGGTCGGGTGGAACGGCTACTATTAAATTTTTATTTACCCGCAAGGGAACTGAAGGTGAGGGAAAGAATTTCGGTTAAGGTTCAGAATATTTAGAATAATTTATTTGTTTCTTCAAAATAAATTATCTTAAGGTATTATATAATGAGTGATTTTCGCACTGTTTTAATTGAGGATAGTCGCATCGCCGATATTACATCTACCGAAGTATTTGGAGTTCAATCTTCTGCCGCCCAATCTACTTACCAGCAATTTCAGGCTGTTTCTACTTCCAACTCTTCCATCGTCTTTAACGTCCAAATTCCTTCAGAAAATATTGTTATTGATAGACACCTTTTAATATCATCTCAACTATCTTTTGAGATTACCGCTGGTAATGTTCCTGTAGGCGAACAAGTGTTTCAATACGGTTTGACTGACTGCTTACAAGCATTCCCTCTAAACTCTCTCTTTACCACCACTCAAGCCACCATTAACAACGTCTCTGTTTCTACCAACTTACAAGACGTTCTTCCAATGTTGATGAGAATGAATGACAAGCGTGTCTTGTCTCGCTACAACTCTTTAACTCCTTCTCTTCCTGATAGTGCTTGGGGTGAATACAAAGACGCACCAGGTTCTAACTCCAATCCTTTAGCAGGTTATAGTAACAACGGATACGATGAGGATTTTATGCCCCGTGGTGCTTACAGTTTAGACTTCTTACAAATTGACCGTTACGTTGCTGGGGTCTATACCGATGCTTCCCCTATTTCTACCTCTGCTGTCACCAACACTTGGAAAATCTTTATTAGGGTCACATTGACTGAACCATTCTTGGCTCTCTCACCATTTATCAACTGCGAACCTCAATGTTCCGCTGGTTTGGTCGGTGTTAATAATATGTCAATGGTTCTTAACGTTGATAATTCCTGTCGTCGTCTATTCTCCACTGCTAATAACGCTGTTGTTGGCGGTAATTCCCTACAAGGTTACATTCAAAATATCTCACTTGGTTGGGCTGACGCTCCTCAAGGTGGTGCTTCTCAAGCAGTCGGTTTTGCTAATACTCGTCTCTTGTTTAACTTCCTTTCTCTTCAACCCGAACAATACGCCAAGATTTCTACCAAGAACGTCGTCCCTTACTTGGACTACCCTCGTTATTTGACGACATTTACAAGTGGAACAAATATTGCCCCAGGTGCTACTACAACTCTTACATCTCAATCAATTCAGTTGAACCAAATTCCTGACCTCATTTTGATTACTGCTCGTGTCCCAATGTCGGCTCAAAACTGGAACTACGCTTCTACTTTCTTGACTATTGAGGGTATTAGTGTCAATTTCAACAACGCTTCAGGTCTTTTGGCTTCTGCTACTCAACAAGACTTGTATAACTTGTCTTTCAGAAACGGCTCATTCCAAAACTTCTACGAATTCAGAGGTGAGGCTGATGTTAATAACAACGCCACTGGTGGAGTTACTCAAGTCCCAACTACAGGTTCTCTCCTTGTAATGAACCCTGTCTTTGACTTCTCACTTCCATCTTACTTGTCTGCTTCTTCTTTGGGTCAATACCAATTCCAATTCAACTTGCGTGTTAAGAACCAATACGACTTCACTATCCAACAACCCGAAATCTGTATCATTACAGTCAATAGCGGTATTTTCGCAACCCAGCAAGGAACTTCCCAAATCTTCACTGGTATTCTTACCAAGGAGCAAGTCCTTCGCACTAAAGAGCAAAACCCAGTTCCTCACCTTGCCTCTGATGAATACAAGAGAATGGTCGGTGGTAAATTACAGAACCGAGGGATGGGTTCATTGATGAAGATGGTTAGAGATGTTCCTAAAATGATGATGGGAATGAAAGGAATGATGCCTACAGGTGGTGCGTTGAGTGGTGGTGCTTCTTCAGGTGGAGCAATGTGTGGTGGTGCGATTTCAGGTGGTAAGAAATCCGCTTCCAAACTCGCCAAGCATTTCGCCTAAATACCCTTTGGCTTTAAATTAATATAAAGAAAACTTAAAAATATTTTAAAGTGGAATTAGTTTAGTGGTAAAATGGTCGCCTACCAAGCGATAGAGTGGGGTTCAATTCCCTAATTCCGCATTTTAGATTTAGATAATAATGTAAATCCTTAAATTATTATCTTTTTATACTGTATAAATGGAAGATTACTACAGATTAATCAGTTCCCGTATTTTAGACGGATACGAAGGAATGTTGGATACAGTCCCTCAACCTCAAATGCTTGGTGGTAAGAGAATGAGAAATTACGTCTTACCTGCCTCTACTGAATACGATTACCCTGCTACTTTAGCAGTTGGACCAATGGACGGAAAAACCCCTGCTACTCTTGGCGGTGCTTTCTTCAGAGATTTTAATCAAGGCTTCCCAATGGAAGATTTAACAGGTGGTGCTACTTATATTGGTGCTGACGGTAGAGTTCATTCTACTCCTCAACCTGCTGGTAATCCTCGCAGAATTGGTGGAAAGAATAAACGTCTTGTTGGAAATGTATTGAAGGTCGCTACGAAAACTGGAACTAGTTTAGGCAAACCTTTTGAAAAGACAGTTCAAGTTAATCCTTTTACTCTTGGATACGATGTAGGGCACGATGTTATTGCTCCCGAAATCATCCACGCAATGGGAAGAGAAACTGAAGAAGAATACAACGCAAGAAAAGCAAGGGAGGCTCAACAAGCAAATGGCGGTAAAATTCCAAAAGGTTTGAAAAAATTTGGTAAGATTGCTGCTCCTGTCGCCAAAGATATTGCGATGACCGCCGCCAAAGAAGCAATTAAACAAGGCGTTAAGTCTGCTGCTAAATCAGGTTCTACATCAGGTGGAAGACGCAAGAGAAGTGCTCTCAAGTCTGTCGGTAAAGTCTTGAGTTCAGTTGGAAAGGAACTTGCCCCTGTCGCTAAAGAAGTTTTCAGAGACGTCATTGTTCCTGAAGGCAAAAAGGCTTTGAGAGATTATATTAAAAATGCGATGAAACCGTCTGCTGAAGGTGAATACAGTGGTGAAGTTGCTTACGCTGAACCAGTTGGTAAAGGACGCAAACCAAAAATGATGAAGAGGATAATCGGTTCTGACCCTCGCACTTATACGCCAGTTCATTTAACGGCTCAAGGTGGTGTTCTGATTAGAAACGAACCCGCTGAATTTCATTCGTCGGTATATCCCCCTGCTCTTGCTTCTTACACCGCTCAAATGCCTAGGGGTAAAGACGCGTATGGTCGTGGTAGAGCAAAACTTCCTGCGAGTGGTGCTAAACGCAATTCCGCAAGAGGTGCTATTGTCGCAGAGGTAATGAAGAAACACGGTCTATCATTAGCAGAGGCAAGTAAATTCGTAAAAGAAAAGGGGTTATATTAAAATTGAAATGATTTAAATACAATCTCTTTAAGTATATTAAAGAAAATGGAAGAGTGGAAAGTTATTAGTGATTACCCAAATTATTCAGTTAGTAATTTTGGTAATGTTAGAAATGACAAAACTGGAAAATTATTGAAACATTTTAATAGAGGTAAAGGTTATTCAGCAGTTGATTTAAATGGAAAAACCTTTTCAGTTCATCAGTTAGTCGGTATAAATTTTATACCTAATGAAAATAATTATACTCAAATAGACCACATTGATAGAAATAAACAAAACAATAATATTTCTAATTTAAGATGGGTTTATAATGGTTTAAATTCAAGAAATAAAAATAAAAGAATTAATCAAATTACCACATCTAAATATAAAGGAGTTCATTTTTGTAAAACCAAAAATAAATGGCTGGGAGGTATAAGAATTAATGGTAAAAGAACTCATTTAGGTTGTTTTGAAACTGAAAATGAAGCAGGTGTCGCTTACAACAATTACATTACTGAAAACAATTTAGATGGGTTTTTATTAAACGAAATTCTATAAATTTATAATATTAACTTATTATATAAGATGCCTCTTTTACCAAGAAAGAATTCATTAGATTACAACCCTGATGCTACTGTTGCTGCTTCTAAAAAATTGACTGCTATAGCGTTAGAGAGAATGAAAAATCCTTTGGAAGACCCCGACTTTGCTACACTTTCTACTTTAAACGCTCAACGCAGTTTAGGTGATAGTGTTGATAGATTGGAAGGTTTAGCAGGACGCTACAACTCACTTGTCCTTCGTCTTGGAAATCTTTTGACTGTAGATGAAAGAAAAGTTGCTCGTCAAAGAGAAATAAGAGAAATAGAGGAAGAGGCTGAAATGCTTGGATACGGAAGAAAGAAAGGTGGTGCTAGAGAGGAGACATTTATCACCGCATTGTATCCTTCTTCAGTCTCCAGTAGTGGTTCAAGTAGTGTTAGAAGTGACGAATATCGCCGCAGATTGGCGGCAGATAGAAGTAGATTTAGACAGTTTTACGATGATGATAGTCGCAACTC